GTGTTGCCCAGTTTCACGCTCATGTCGCTCTAGCCTCTCTATGACGCCGTGACGATGTAGAGCGTGGCAGACGACTTGACGGCCAGGGCGTCGTAGGCGGCCTGCGTGAGGGAGACGATCTTGAAGATGCCGTCGGCCGACGGGAACGAGCCAGCGCCGCCGGTGGCCGCGCGGAAATACGCCACGCCGTCGGAAGTGTTGAGGGCAAGTTCGCCTTCGCCAAGCGACCCCAGTTCTGGGGCCTCGCCCGGCACTCGCGAGAACTGGTGACAGTATTCAAACCCAACCAGCGGCGGTGGTGACGACAGAGTGCCGCTGCCGAAGTTCGACACTTTGCTCTTCTCGTAAGCCATCTAGTTATCTCTCCGTGACCTGAAGCATTCCGATCTCGCCGTCGCCGACGAGCATGACTGCGATGTGCGGGTTTTCTCCCACGACTGATAGCGTCGCCGAGTGCCCTGCTGGCAGGATCGTGCCATCAAACTCGACGTCCTGCGGGCCTTCGCCCACAGAGACAGCCAAGTCTCCGCCGCGAGACAGGATGTCAATCTTGGTCGTGCCCCGCGAGAGCGTGACGCACTGCGGTTCGGCCGTCACGACGATTTGGCGAAACGCTCCCATTGGTCAGCCCTTGAGCATGACCGTGCAGGACGCGCCCGCGACGGCAGTGTGATTCGCGACCAACTTGATCGCTCCGGCCGGGTAGCACTCGTCAGGCAGCGAGTACACGCGGCCCTGGGTGGTCGAAGGCGAGAGCGTCAACTCGACCTCCGAGCCGTCACTCTTTCTGAGCGGGGCGAACGCCCCCGTCGGCGAGTCGCTCGCCCATACAGTCAGAGTCGTGACGCTCGTGGCGACCGTGCCAGTCGCAATCGCGCCGCCAGCCGCGTCGTCGAACCGGATCGCCGTCGCGTCGCCCTCAGTGGCGGCCAGGGTTAGGGCAAACGCGCGGAACTTGCGCTTGATTTTCGGTTCCATGAATCTCTCCTGTGTGGGAGTCGCTGCTCCTCGCGTGACACTGATTCCAGGCTACTGCCTGGAGGGCGGCGGCTGAAAGTTCTTGTATTTCACAGCGTCCCGAATCTCAACCTGCACGGCCGACAACTCTTTGAGTGTGTCGGCGTGCGACCGCTGGGTGTGCGATATCTCGCCAAGTGTTCGCTGCGTGGACTCAAGGAACTCAGTGTGGCCCTTGACGACCGGCACAACGACCGAGTCATGCAACACCGTCGCGGCCTCTCGCGTCATCCAAAGGATAGCGCCGAGGATCACGACCGGAACTCCGAAACGCTCGGCGAACTTCATCGCCGTATCTGCCACCGCTTGCGCTGTCATGACGGAATACCTTCCTTTCTCCAGCCTGCGAGCAAGACGCGATTCGACCGCGACTCCAGCCACCACTTCAGAATCGCCGCAATGGCATACTGAATCAGCGGCGACAGGATGATCCAGAACAGCGGGCCGAACTGAATCGCGTCCTCGCCGTAACGTGTGCAGTACCGCATCTTGACGGCCGACTGCCACGCTCGGCAGACGACCTTCTCCTCGTTCGAGTCCTGATCGATGTAGGGCAGGACTTCGAGTGGCGCGCGGTCAATCACTAGGTCGACGACTCGGTCGATCCGCCCTCGGCCGAGCAGCCGCTTGCGAAGGTGCGGCATCGAGTTCCAGACCGTCATTTTGAGTTCATCGCGGTTCATAAACTGCACTCCGGCCCGCACTTCTTGTTCCCAGACTTGCAGGAGCACGCGGGGTCGCAGTCGCACGGGACAAGGGCCAACTTGTCGCCCGACAAGACCTTGCCAGTGCCGTTGCACTTGCCGCAACACTTGATCACCGGCGTGTCGATTTTCGATTCGGCGACCACGCAGGCGTAAGCGGCGTCGGCGAAGCACTCGGCGAGCCGATCGGGCGTCGGCGAAGACCAGCACGAGACGAAAAGAACCGCAAACACAGCAAGTCTCACAGCACGCCTCCGGTCCAGTTGGGTAGTTTCCGGGGCGGAAAGCCGTCGTAGTTCGAGATGGCGAAACTATCGCCCTGGCCGAGCATGCGGTCGAGGACGTCCGCGTCACACCAGAACGTGGAGCCGCGAAACGGCACGGGCACATCTTCCGGATAGTGAGGCCCTGAGTTTGAGTTGTCGCCCCACGAGTTCCAGATCAGTCCGCCCGGTCGCTTGCCGTGTCTCTTCGAGATCCCTGCCATCGCGTGGCTCCACTGCCCCCTGGGCTTGCAGAATCCCTCGCTGTCCCGGCTGAAAGTGAAGCCAACATTCGAGCAGATTCCCACGGGGAACCCAGACCCGATCGCGCGGCAGTATTCGTCAAAATTGCGGACGAGGCTCGTCTCTCGAACTCGTCGCTTCTTGGCGAACGGTTCGAGTTCGTCGGGAACGCCCGTGTCGCCCCACTGCTTCTCGCGGACTCCTGAATACTCTTTGAAGACTTGGCTGTTGTAGTCCACGCCGTAGTGGAGAAGGCCCCAGTTCATGATCGCCTTGCAGGCCGCGGCGCCATAGGAACCATCGGACAAGCCCGCCTGCTTCCTGCCTCTGGCCTCGACCCGACTGAAGGCGTAAATCGACGCTTCCAGTGTGCGGCCGTGCCAATCTTCGGCCTCGCCGTGGACGGCGATCTCGGTGCAGGCCAGGATGTCCGAGCATCCAGCGTAAGCGTGGCCGACGCACGACCCGATCGCCTGGGCTACTCGCCTGTAGTTCGGGCAGACTCCGAGAAGGTACTGGTAGAGGAAGACGTCTTTGTCTTCCATGACCTTCAACTTCGGACCGCCGTCCGAGAGCGTCGGATACCTGAGCGACGCGACGAACTTCTCTGTCTCGGCCGGATTGGGAGTCCAGCCTTCGGGCCGCCAGGGCGTCGCCATGTTAGCCGTCCTTTCCGAGACCGGCCCAGGCAATGGCGTCGAAGAGTTCGGCGGCCTTCGCCCGTAGTTCTGGCGTCATCTGCCTCCGTGAGTCACCGAGCGTGTTCGTGAAGGCCGACTCGATCGCATCTCTCAAGTCCGGATACTTGCCCGGCGGATTGTCGGCGAGACCTTTCCAGATGTACTGCAAAATCGCGACATGAACGGCCCGCAGTCCGTCTGTCGTCTGGATAGTTGGCTGATCGGTGTCGCCGTCTGTCTTCACGACGCGAGCGGCGTTCTGGTAGATGTACTGGAGCCAGAGCCGGTCGATCGAGGACATCCGCGACACGACCTTCGTAACAGGCAAGACCTCGGCCTTCATCTGTGGGTGCGGCTCCTGTACAGGCAGCGGCTGCGGTAGCGGCAAGCCCGCAACCGCATACACCACCAACGCTGCGGCGATCAGTAGTCGCAGCGGCTTCATTTCTTGGCCCCCTCCGGCGTCAGCAAGACGTCGAGGAGTTGCTGACACAACTCGACCCCCCGCTTGTTTCCGGCGGCCTGGAGCCGTCGGGCAATCTCGACGACGGTGTGCGCGTCGTCGGGGCCTGCTGGCTTGGCTGCGACGGCTGGCCGATTGGCCCAGAGCCATGCGAATGCCGTTTGGGCATAAGCCACCACACCGGGTGCCGCCACGAGAACAACCGCCGCCACGACGGCAGCGGCGCGAAGAGCAAATTCATAGTCGATCATGCCTGCACCTTAGCGATCACCCACCGCACGAAAGTCTCGCCCTCTTTCGACCGCAGAACGGCCGCGAGATGCGAGACGAGTTCATCGTCCACCTTGGTTCCGGTCGTCTTCAAGGCCAGCCACTCGCAAGCGTCGGCCACCACGAGGGCCTTCTGGTGCTGGTCGGGCGTAGCCAGGAAAGCCTGGGCGAACGTCAAAACGGGAGCCCACTCTTGGACGAGCCGGATTTTGTCCCAGATGCTCAGGCTCGACCCGTACTCGTAGTTGTCGTTGGTCATAGAAACAGCCCTCCTGTGCTGCTTCCTTCACCGTAGCAACTCGAAACTATCTACCAGAAGTATCGATCAAGTCTTCGATCGACATCCCGTCGCTGTCGCCCTGGAAGACCGACTCGGAGACAACGCGGATTTCGACCGGCAGAGGCGTAGCACTGCCACCGACGAGCCGCTTCGCTCGCTCTTCGTCCGTCCAGCCAGCCTGGAACTCCAGGCATCTCGCCCGAATTTCTTCGAGACTGGGAAGATAGGCTCGCCGTTTTCCTGCCTTGGAGTTATGCCAACTCTCTCGGCGAGGCAAGCCAAGCGACCGTCGCGTAGCGTCGCAGCGGTCAGCAGATATCCGAAGCGTCTCAGCAATCACCCGGGTCGGCGTTCCCGCCAACCACATCTTCGCGAAGGTCTTTTCGCAGACCTCCGTCTTCTTCTTCTTCATTGGGAACCCAAAAGGAGACAACCCTCTGCGACGGGTTTAGGAAACAGTCCCCTCCGCAGACCTCCGTCTTCTTCTTCTTCATTGGGAACCCAAAAGGAGACAACCCTCTGCGACGGGTTTAGGAAACAGTCCCCTCCGCAAGACCTCCAGTGGGCAACGTGTTCGCAGTCGCCGCCCCTGTATGTCCCCTCCAGAAAATTTCTCGTCCGGTAGACGCCCAACTGCCCGAAGGCAGAGTTCATCCGCACCGGCTCGCTGCCCACCGGCGGATGCCAGAGGTGGAACCAGAGTTCCGACCGCTCGTCCCAGTGGTTCCAGCGACAAGCCCAGGCGTCATAGTGGGCATCCATCTCGGCGCCGCCAAACTGCGGCATCTTCCACTTGCACCACGAATATGAGGCCATGCCCGCTGCCTGCCCCCAGTCCTGCATCCATGAGTCGCTTTCGTCGAGTTCGTTCTCGTAGTCTTCGAGCCACCCGATCGTGTTCGCGATGCCGTTGATCGACCAGCCGCCCCACGGGTCGGTGTCGAAAACTATCGTGTAGTCGAAGCCGGCGACGTTCCGGCGAACCCAGTCGCGGCACTCGTTGCGGTACTCGGCCAGGGCAAACGTCCGGTCAGCGCTCTTGGTGAAGTTCAGGTGCGGCCGGTTCTTCGTGTTGAGACTCACCGACAGTCGGTCGCACTGTCTCATGTAGTCGGCCAGGAACTCTTTCGTGCCGTCGATCGAGTCGTTCTCGTAGACGAAGCACCGCCAATCCTTGAAGAGCGAGCCCGTGTCCTCGACGCGCTTCAGCGTCAGGCCGAGCCAGGGCATCGCGCTGCGGCAAATTCCGACGAATGCGACCCGTGCCTCTGCCGCTTTCCGGCGGCCGAAGTCGACGCGATCCCAGTATTGCCTGACGAAAGCGGGGTCGGGCGGCAAGATGCGGTCAGGGTCGTGAAGTCCGACCTGCTTGAGGCTCATTGTCGCCATGTGGAAATCACTTTCGCTTCGATGGGGCCGTCGGGCTCTGACGGAAAGAAGTGCGCGAACGCTTCGCCGGAACTCACGACCGTCGTGAGTTCGGGATACACAAACCAGCCGTCGACCGAGCGTCTATTCTCGGGCGGCGGCTCGCGGTGAACGTGCCAAGTCCGGATGTCGATCGCCGGGTTAAAGACCTCGCACCCGGCCAGCACGGCCTCGCCGAGAAAAGCGTTCTCGCAGCCGACGAAGCCGAGCGGAATCGATGACATTTTGTCCGTGCGGCCTGTCCCGCCGCCGACGAATATCCAGGTGTCTTGAGTGCCCGAGAAGAACCGCTCGCCGACCGTGTGGCCGAGCATGCGAGGACTCACAAGACTGTCCCAGCGAGTCAGGGCAAACAGCCGCATTTTTTGGCAACTCGCTTCGAGCAGCCGGATCGTTCCGTCGAATCGGATGTCAGAGTTGGCCAGAACGCAGACTTGCCCTGCCAGGGACTGAGCCGCGAGGTCAATAAAGTCGCCGTATGTCCACCGCTTCTTGTCGCCATCGACATAGACGCACTGCTCGAACAGGCCGCTCGCCTCGTTGGCCTCGCGAACTTCGGCCAACTCGTCCCGCCGCGATTTGCTCGCCGGTGCGTAGTGCTGCGACAGGAGAATCATGGACGACCGATGAGCCAGCAGTGACCAGGGTGTGCCGTCGGGTCAGGGTGCCTGTGCAGTTCAACCCGCTTGCCGAGCCGCCAGAGTTCCTCGGCGACGGCCTGTCTCGTGTTGTGGCATTCGACGACGAACACCGTCCTGGCCCAGCGGCGGACGTCCGAGCAGCCGGCCAAGACGTCCTGCTCTGCTCCCTCGACGTCGACCTTGACGAAGTCGGCTCCATCGAGGTGCCGCGAGTCGAGCGTGACCGACACGACGGTAACTGCCGACTCGACTGGCGCGGGAGACTGGCCACCGGCTCCGATGGGGTGATCGTAGAGTAGCGAGTTATTACCGGCTTGGGGACGGAGATAGAGGCGAGCCTCGCCGTCGTGGTTTGATACCGCAGCCTCGACGACCTCGGCGTTTTCGATCTCGGGGATGACATCGAGGGCTCGCCGGTCGGGCTCGTAGGCAACCACTCTATCGAACGTCTTCGCCAACTCGGCCGTCCAGTTGCCGACGTTGGCTCCGACGTCGATCGCCAACTTGTGCTGGGCAAGCATCGCGATCGCTCGCCCCGTCGGCATAATCAGCCACTGTTCGTCGAGCATCAATCAGGCCCTCACCAGAGTTCCGACTCGCAACGTCGGTGGCGTCCAGCGAACAGGCGAGCCGCCGACAAGCCGGCTTCGTCGCTCCCTCGGTGACCACTTGGCCTGCACTTCAGCGACTCTCTCCGCTATCTGTTCCGGAGTGGGGCCAACTTCTTCCCGCTCCTTGAGTTCTTCGAGCGAGAGGCCGTACTGCACCACTCGGGCGTAGATCGCACTGCCGGCCACGCCGAAAGTCTTGGCGAGGTCTCTGACGGAGTAGTGATTCGGAATCGCATCGCGGAGGTCGGCTTTGGTCATAACGGCCTGTCTTTCTGTTGCCAAATGGCCCCCCCCGGCGAGTTCAGCCTTGCGGCCGGGACTCGCCGGGAGGAGACCACCGGAGGGGATGGTTCGAGACGGACAACGCCAATCGTGGCCCGTCTCCTGTGTTGTGGTAGAGCCGAACGTCGGTGAACTTCAGATCAACGGCGACGCACATGGTTTCGATCGTGAACACGACGATCGGCTGGTCTCGGCAGAGCAGGCCACCGCCGATGAGCATTGATGTCGCAACGGCGAACAAGCCCTGACGACGACGCTCTTCGATTGTGAATCCTTCGAGGGTCGCCAGTCCGTCCAGTGTGCGGGTAGCCGCCCAAGATGCGACACGGTTAAGGCCGTCTCGCACGAGAACTATCGGTGTTCGCGATCCGTCGCGATTCATCACTTCCGCCTGGAACTTACTGCCCGCATTGGAAAGCCGAGCGCTGATGGCCCTGGCGTCGAGATCGCTTAGGGCTCCGACGGTCATGGTTATCGCTTCCAGACAACTATTTGTCAACTGATTTTTCATGGACTTTCACCGTCTCCTGCTTCGGAACCCTGACCATCACGGGGACCGCAGGCTTGCTGGTGCCCTTCCACTGCACGACTTTCTTTGCCACAGATCACCTCACTTTCTGTCTCGATCCAGACTCTCGCGCCGCACGGTAACGGATCGTGCGGACTGTGGACGATTCTAGCAGGGCCTGTGATCAAGACTTCGTGGGCTCGCTTCGACGAGACCGGCCTGGCGTACCGAGACTTGCTGGCGTAAGTCTTGACCGTGAGAGGCGGGTCGTTTCGGGTGTGCTTCCTGTTGCTGGCGATCACCTGTTGGTGAACGTGGATAATCGTTGTCACGACTGGACCCCCTGCCCTCGCAGAAACACGGGAGCGTTGGGGACGTCCGTGCATTTCTGGAGCGTGTTAAACACGAAATAGGCGACGGCCTCATCTTCCGTGATGTCACCCTCGCCAATCACGATGTCGATACAGATGTCGTAGTCGTAGACGGCGACCGGCCGCTTGGCGACCGTGAAGCCCATGTAGGCCGACTCATAGCCCCTACAGACCAGGGCCTCGGGGTTCGCGTCCCGCAGGGGAGCGTAAATCTTGCGGGGATCACACTGTTCAAATGCTGCTACTGCGATCATTTTCGTCCAAAATCTCCTCGGCTTCGGCTCTGCTTGTAACGACCTCGGCGACCGCGCCGCCGAGACTGCGAAGTTCGCCGATGACATGGGTCTGGAGCGGCGTCGGCTTCTTGCCGGGCTGCTTGACCTCCAGCCAGACGGCTCGACCGTGCTTGACGCACAGAAGGTCAGGTATGCCGGGTCGCTGAAACGCGCCGCCGGCGACTTTCAAGACCCACCAGCCGCGAGCCTTGGCCGAGACTTGGATTGATTTGGTGATGGTGGATTCAAGCGGCATGGAGCATCGCCTCTGCGACTTTCTTGAGGCATTGAATGAACATCGTCTCGTCAGAATCCCCTTTCGCAGCGTTCAGCATCCAGAGGATGAGTCGAGTGTTGTCTGGCTCGTAGCCGCGACTGGAGTCGATCCGATCCGGCGACGGCTGAAACAGATGGCGTTGCTCGGTGCCGATGTGGAATGGCAACTTTGTCAGTTCGCACTGCCCTGCCTCGATCTTTTCTCTGAACCAATCGCGAGTAACCGTGCAGGAGACGCACCTCTCGGCTGCTCGCCGCTTTGTTGCGTCGTACATACGAGACGCGATGTAATTCGGAGTTCCGACTTGTTCGGCACGAGTCTCTGCCACCCTCTGCTTGTGGCACCGCTTGCAAACATGGTAGACGAACATTCCTTCGGCCCGCTTGTTCTCGTAGAAGGCTGAAGTCGGAGGATACAGCCCGCACTTTCGGCACAGCCTCGGAGACTCAGCCTCAAATAGCCCTCTGTATCCAGGAAGAATTAGTTGCGACAGGTCTCGCACTTGTCGGTCTCTCGCGGGGTCCCCTCCGCGGATGACTACTATGCGGCGTTGTTGCGGTGATTGACCCACCGACGGAGTTGCGCCTTGCGCATGTTCTCGCAAGCCTCGGGCGTGTGCTTCTTGCCGAGATGCGACTCCCGTATCTTCTCGCAGGTTTCGGGCGAGACCGTCCTGCCTCGCATCTTCGCGCGGGCTTCGGGCGAGTGGGCCTTGCCGAGCCGACTCTTGTTGCCGAGTGCATACTGGTTGCCGCACGGCGCGCCTAACCCCCCCCGGCTTCTGGTTGTAAATGTCCCGCCGCTTGCAGAACTCCTCCGTGACGATCTCGGCCTCACGGGCGTAGGCGTAGGCGTCGGCCTCAACCGAGAACTCTTCGAGAGTCCGTCGCGCGAAGTTCTCGACGCCGTGCTTCTTGATGGCGCAGCGTATGGCCTTGCCTGAGCCGAGATAGCCGTCGAAGCCGTCTTCGTCCTGTCGGTGAACGCCGACGTAGGCCTTCCCGCTGACTAGGCAGCGGGTCTCGTATACGATCCATCGCACGGATCAGTCTCTCGCGGGTTTCCCCTCCGCGAATGACTCAGATCACTTCACTGACAGGACAGAACCGCACTCGATCTTTGTCGATGACGTAATACTCGCACGCTCTGTTCTGGGCGCGGTCGTGCATCGTTTGCCGCTCCCATTGGCCCCTCGTCCACCCGTAAACAACGGCCGCGTAGTCCTCGCTCTGGCTGAGGATGGCATACATCAGCAGCGGATCGCTCTTGTCCTCGACCTTGTAGACCTCGTCGACAATCAAAGTCTGGTACGGAAAGTCTGCGCGGCAGGTGAAGTGGAGGCCGCGACGTTTCACCTCAACGCGAGCCGTGGCAAACAAGTCTCCCCGGTCGGCGTACTGTCTCCGCACGCTGGCGTCTGGCCGCGTGATGGTTTCAGGGACAGAAACAATGACCCCCTTGCTTCGCATCGCGTCGGCCACGCGCAAGACGCTCCGCCTGCTGCGCTCTAGGTCTCGAAGAAAGGCTTCGTCTTCCTTCACGGGAGCCTCCCTCCAATGAACAACGGCCCGTTCTCGCCGACATACGCTCCCGGCGTGTTCAAAGACAGGAACTCTTCGGCCTCGTCCTCGGTCATGCCGTCTCGCCTGACGAGGACGGCAATGCACTTCATGGCGTCATAGATCGCAACGTGCGGATGGTGATGGTTCGCCGTGTAGCCGATGAGTGCCTGCTCAAACCCGTCGGCGAGCAGGGCTCCGTCGTTCAACTCGGCGAGGGTCTCGCTGATCTCATCGAAACGGCTCATGCGGGGTAGACTCCACCGTCTTTTGGTGACTGCTCAGGAACCGGCATCCAGAAGTCCTCGACCCGCAGGTCTCCCATGTCGGCGACGAAGCCGGAGTCTTGCGTGGCGTCGTGCATGACGACGACCTCGTTCGGGTGCTGCGGAAAGAAGCATCGCCAGACCCCGTCGTCGAGCCAGCCGGCGAAGTTGCGGTAGCGACCGGCACTTGACTGGCCGACGATCACGACCGTCTTCAACGCGGGTGTCTTCTCGGCGACAGAAATCCACATTTCAGATTCGCTCCTGAAGGCTTGGAGCCAGTTCTCTCGCTCTCGCGACGGCCTCGCCGTTGAAGCATCGACGGCCACGGCCGCAGACTCCCGTGATGTCCTCGGCAGCGTTCAGCGGACAGTCGTCGGAGTGCAGCGAGTCGCCCTTCGGATCGTAGCCGTCGCGAAACACGACGGGCGCGATCGGATGGACCGGCCGTTCATTGGGCTCGCACTGGTAAGACCAGAACCACTGGAGATCGTCTCTGGGTCGCAATGCCGCGAGCCGTGTCCAGGAGAACTTGTCCACGCTGAAGTGGACGTAGACATTCGGCCGGGGTTCAATGTTGACCGCGTGATGGGCAAGCCGAGTCACGACCCACTGCGGGATGTCGCACATGAGAGCGGCGGCGACGTTCAGGCACTGGACGGACTCCTCGAACAGATCACCGCCGCCGTTCCACCGGACGAAATCCAGTTTGAGCCTTCTTGCCCAGGCTGCGATCCGCTCGGCCGTTGCGGGTGGGTCCGCGATCGTCGAATTGCGGAGCCTCGACTGCTTCGCGAGGGCCGCCGGCCACGTTGACGGTCCCCGACCGAAGTAGCAAGTCTCGATACAGACCTTCGTCGGCACGCAAGTCGGACCGATCGGATAGTTGAGGCTGTGACCAGTCACTTTGTTCGTCGAGAACGGATTCTCGTCCGGAGCGAGGCACTGGCCCGTGTCGAGCCGCGAGGTCTTGTCTTTGAGGGACGGGTAGTTCATCTGGCCGTCCAGGGCTTCTGGAGGTCGTCGATCTCGACGTACTTCTCGTCCTGGTATGTCCCACGGAGCGACTCGATGACGTCGTCGGCCGGGACGCGGCCAAGAATTTCAGCGGCGCGGTACTCGGTGTCGATGAGTTTGACGCCCCACACGATCTTGCCCGCGTCACCGACCCTCACCTTGACCGCGTTGCCCGTGCGGACACGACGAACCTCAATGTCGTTGCCGACATCGGCAATGTGCCTGTACTTGCCCTTCTGAGAAGAGTGCCAGACATGGCAGTGGCAGTATTGATTCAAATACCGGGCAACGGCGATCTCGCACAGCACCGCTGCGGGTTGCGCCATGCGGTTTTCCTCCATCTTGTTTTCATCGTAGTGTTCTGCATTCTGTCGGCCCCAGTTCTCCACAAAACGGGCGGCGCCGATCTGGAATCCGAGTTTGTATTCCCACGGATAGAACTCAATCACTGGATTCCTGCTGTCGACCACCCCAATCAAGCCACCATCGGGCGAGCGAAGCAGATCGTCGAACTTCGGAACTTTGATATCAGACATTTTCCCCTCGCTGTAAATCATTCACTGAACAAACTCCCCTGACCCACCTCTGCCCGCTTCCGCCGCCTCTTCACCGTCCCCGCCTCGGAAATCCGCTGCTCGGCCAGGGCGACGTAGTCCGAATTGAGTTCGATGCCGATCGAGTCACGGCCGAGAGTCTTGGCGACCGCAAGAGTCGTGCCGCTGCCGGCGAACGGATCGAGGACAACGCACGGCACGGTGTCGGCCGTCGGGCAGTCGCAGTCGCATGATTGCTGCCAGCCGATCGTCTTCACGGCCACGCCGGCCACGCTGTTCGCACAGGAGTTGCCCGTGCCGGCCTCGCCCGTTCGCTTGACGTAGTCGGCCGGACGCTGCCGCTTCAGTTTCGTCCGCTCAGTGAGCCTCGCCCACGGTGTGCCGCACTGCGGGCAGCAGCCGTGTTCGGATGTACCAGCCTTGATACAGGTCTCGGCCAGTTCCGGCGGCATCGTCGCGAAGTGGGCGCCGCTGTATGGTCGTGTGGCGATCTTCCAGACGGAGCGTCGGTTGCGGGTGGCGACCTCCGACGGCTCGCTGATCGCGACCGAGTCGAAGAAGTAGGTCGGGCTCTTCGTCAGCAGAAAGACATACTCGTGCGACTTCGTGCATCGGTCGGTCACGCTCTCGGGCATCGGCGACGGCTTGTGCCAGATGATGTCCTGGCGAAGCACCCAGCCGCCTGCCTGTGCTGCGAGGGCCAGCCGCCACGGGACTCCCAGCAACTGCTTGCCGCTGCCGTAGGAGTCGCCGACGTTGAGCCACAGCGTTCCATCGTCTCGCAGCACCCGACGACACTCGCCGAGGACGTCGGCCATCTTCGCGACATACTCCTCGACCGTCTCTTCGAGCCCGATCTGCACGGCGTGGCCGTAGTCCCGCAAGCCCCAGTACGGAGGTGAGGTCACGATGCAATGCACACTCCCGGTCGCCATCGACCGGAGATGCTCGATCGCGTCAGCGTTGACGAGAGTGTGCATTGCCGTGTCCGTACTTCGAGGTCAGTCAGCCGTCTCGCGGATGAGGTTCACGCCGAACTCGCCCGGCTTGACCGGAGGAATCGTGTCCGTCGCAACGAACTCCACGACAGCCGGTTCACTGGAATTTCCGGCATCGTCGACGTCGACGAGAGCCAGAACGACGTTCGCGCCCTGGGGGACGGTGACCTCACCGAACGAGACTGCATCGGCCGGGAAGTCGCTCGAATCAACAACGCCATCGACAGTCACCGTAAGACGACGGGCCACGACGTCGGCGTCGACGACGGGACCAGCAGAAACCGAATAGACAAGAGCCATATTGGCACTCTCCTTGCGAATGAGGTGGATACGAACCGCATAAGGCCGACGCATCCGCGCCGCCAGCCTGCGGAGTTCAGAAACGACCGTGCGAGATGACCACGGCCACATTTGAGAATCCCTTTCCTTGAGGCCCGCCACGGAAACCTTCCGTGGCAAGACGACAGTAGGTTAGCGTCTCCAGACAGAGGGTCAAGCGATTTTCTTGGCGAGCCAGCCTCGCGCCGCCGCTTTGACTTTTTCGTTCTTCGCGAGCGACGCTAGATCGCTGATGTACCACTCTTCGCCCATCGCGGAGACTTCGTCAAAAGTCTTGCCGGCGAACCGTCCCTCGCGAATCACGAACGGCTTCGGGCCACGCTCGGCAAGCAGGCCAGGAATCGGGTCGATCATCCAGGTGGTCATGCACCACCAGCCGCACATGACTCGCCACCTTTTCCTGCCGTCCACGAGCAAGACTTCGACCAGATCGGCCGGGGCACAGCACTGGGGACAGGGGACGTCGCTAAGTGAGAGCAGGAAGCCGACCGGAGCCTCGACGGGCTCCGACAGCGCGGCGTGATGGACGGGCTCTTGCGGCCGCTGCTTGTGGCCGCCCTTCTTCTTGGCTTGTGGGCCGTCAACTTCGAGCGGCGAAGTCTCGTACAGCAGGCCGTCACTCATTGCAGCGAATCTCCCCCATGAGCCAGTCTCGGTGCTGGCTCAGGCGGACATGGACGCTCTCCTCGCCGTAGGTCGCTGTCGGCTTCCTGTTCACGGCCATGATGGCCGAGTTGATGCCGGCCAGTTTGCTGCCAATGAACAGGCCGCCTCCGGAGTCGCCCCAGCAAATCAGATACTCAAGCCTCGTCCACGGAGGCCCTGCTGCGGAACAGATCAGATAGTCTTCCGTCGCCGAATCGATGTAGTTGCTGCCAGCCCGCCGCTTGCCTCCGCCCTGCTGGACGCCGCCGGTCTTGAAGTCCCCGGTCATGCCGTAGCCTGCGATGCTCGCCAGAAGACCCTGCTCGTCGCCGTCCTCGTAGATGGCCGGATACCAATCCAAGTCAAATGACTGCTCGGTGTATCCGACCGCGAGGTCGAAGCAGCCGCCGCCTTGGCCGTACTGAGGGTGTATCGAGACTCGCTTGAGGACGCGGGGCTTTCCGTCGTCAGGCGTCACCGTCCAGGCCGTAGAGTTCCGGACCGCATGTGCCGCCGTGAGGATGTGGTGCGGAGAAACGATCACGCAGGAGGCGACGACGATGCTGCTGAGGCCTTCGATTTTCTCAAGAATGTCGCCGTCGGTCTTCGGCTCTTCACAGCGGAGCATGGCAACGTGTCGGAACTTGGCTCCATACTCGATGTGCTTCTCGTCGCTCGTCGTCGGCGATCTCGTTCCGCCGGTCAACAACAAGGCCGCAACCGCAACTGCGTAGATCGCTCTCATAGTGGCAACTCCATTCGACACCGGAACCCGTCCTCGACGAACGTCACCGACTGCCTAGCCCTGGTGACGGCGACGTAGGCGACACGACACTCCTCGTCATGAATCTCTGTGAGCGTCTCTCGGCCTCGCTCGATGCTCGGGCTCGTGATCGACGACAGGATGACGTCGTCGGCCTCTAAGCCTTTCGCCGAGTGGATCGTCGAGAGACGGATCGGCGGATTGTTTGCCAGTGCCTCGCCGTGGCGAGTGGCGGTCTCGTGCCAGAGCGAGCCCCGCTCCTGGTAGCGAGGCTCCAGGGCCTCGACCCACCGTCCGCTGCGGATCAAGTCTCGCAGCGGCTGCTCGAAGCCCGCCAGTTCGAGGTCGCCGTCGGTTGGCCGCACAATGTCCAGGTTCGACTTGCGGCCGTCTTTCCACTCGGCCTTCGCTCCTCGCTGGAGAAGCGTGCCGTGCTTGTTCTTGACCGAGATCATGCCGACAGCGTTCGCCAGTGACTCGCCGAGGCACGACCGTCCGTTCTGGACAGCCCAGAGGGAGCCGTATCCAGACAACTGGACATGCGCGTGAGCCTTGTCGACCCACTGGTACGGGAGTCTGCGAGACTTGAGGATCGCCTCGTAGTCGTCGAGAGAGAACGTGCAGCGGCCCAGAATCAGGGCCGACGAATTCGCGTTGATGCCGGCCAGGGCCTCGTCTGCGGACGCGACTCGCGAGAGCCGGCCGCCGGGGGCGGCTGGCAGGATGCCACGGTCACGGTAGCCTCGGTGCATCTGCCGCAGGCACCGCTCGCCAAGAGCCAGAATCTCTCTCGGGCAGCGGTAGGACTGCGGCATGGTGAACTCCTCGGCCGCCCAGGACAGAAACAGGTTGTAGTCGCCGCCCGCGAAACTGTGGATGGAGTTCCCGGTAACTATGCCGCCCGTGGTGACGTATGTGTGGTGCTTGTGGACGTTCATGCTCCAGACACGAACAGTCTCGCCGGCCGGAAGCCGTCGGCACGAAACGATCTCAACCCACTCGCACCGTCTCTTCGAGATTCCGCAGGCTTGGTCATTCATCTTCGGAACAAAATGGATTCCAGGCAACAGATTCGATGCGTGAACCAGCCTGCTCGCCTGACCGCCGTTTTTGCATCGGTCTGCCTTCTCGCAGAGAGCATTCGACTCGCTCAGGCCATGATCGGCGAAGGCATCCTTCTTGCCCCGAGTCCTCGCCACCCACTTGTGCGTGTCTGTCGAAATGTGCTTCGTTCCGTCGGAGAGCGTGATCTCTATCAGGCTCGACGAGTCGACGTCGCGGCTTTCGATCTCGAAGCCCGCGGCGCCGTAAAACCTCCCGTCCTTGCGGCTGAAGGCAACGAGTTGGTCAGCCGACGGATCGAGGTCTTCGATGTTCTTGTATCCAGACAACGTCAGCACGGGAGTTCCGGCAGGCTGGCACTGGTACGGGTCGCCGCATAACCATACTCGCTCAATCCGACCGCTTTCCGCAAGTCGCCGACAGACTCGATCGACCAGTTGAGACGAGTCCTGGGCCTCGTCGACGGCCAGGACACGGAGATGCTCAGGCGCATCGCCGAAGGGGTCGCAGTTGACGGGGCCGTCAAGCGTGAACTTCACGCCTGCGAACCGCGCGATCATGTCCGTGAAGTCGAGCCTGCCCTCGCGAACCTTCGCCGTTTCGTAGCGACGGATGATCGAGGTCGCCTGCTCCTGCTCGGGGCAGTTCTCGCCCATGCCCGTCCAGCGACGGATCGTCGCTTCGAGCGACTCCATCCGGCTGCGGGCCAACTCCCAGGCCTTCATGGCGAGCGGAATTGAGTCGTCACCGTCGGCGACATACCTCCGCTCGCCTCGGGAGTCCGTCCTGGAGTGAACCTTGCCGCCCAGGACGCCACTGAGCCACTCGTCGCCCTCCAGGCCCTGGAGCAACTGGCCCTCCTCCACGCGGCAGCAACGGTAGGCGATCGCGTGAGCGGTCTTGAACCAGCCGCCTTTGGTCAGGTCGTCAGCGGCGACGCCCCAGGCATCCGCCGCCCGGTCGGCGATCTCGGCCCGCCCCGCGCGGGTAAACGTACAGAACCCGATCTCGTCCGTCGAGAGGCCCAGTTCGTCCCTGGCCTCGCTCAGGCGATCGAGAATGAGCCGGGTTTTTCCGGTCCCTGCCCCGCCGATCGCTCGATGAATCTCCGCTGTCATCTCCCCTCCTTGGCCATGCTTCTTAAACCCGACCTAAACCTTTCAAGCGGTATAGGTATATAGGACAAATTAACCGTGTTTTTCGATGAGATATTCCCGATTTTGGGGTCTAAACCTCTTAAACCTCTACTTTTCGTCTCTGAAATTTCTCTCTTATATAGAATCAGCGATTTTCCGCAGGGCGTCGATGTGCCGCTCTTTGAGCACGAACCACTTTCCGGTCTTTCCGCCGAAGACCATCGAGGTCTGTGCAATGCCCTTGTCCCCCGCCTCCTCGATGATTGCCTCCTTGAGGGCTCGGCGGGCCGCCATCGGCAGCGCAGGAAGTTTTGCCTTCTGCCACGCCGCGGAAACCGTCTCGTTCCATTTGAGCCACAGACACCACTCGCCCGATTGGTTAGTGATCCACTTCGGCGTTCCGGAGTGGTTGGGCTTGCGATCGTCTTCGCCGTCCCCCGGCTCGGCTTTGGGAAATCCGTCGAGGTAAGACAGGAGGATCGAAGCGTTGTATGTCGAGACGTTCGTCTCGCGGCTAGGAATCTCTACATCGGCGATGTCGGCGAGCATACATTTGAGGCCTCGGATCGATTCCCAGACTCCTTCGCCGTTCTGGACGGACTCGCCGTTCCAGATTTTCACCCAGCGGCCAGGGTTTGGATCGCATAAGTCCATTTTCCCCGTCGCCTCTAGGACTTTCACGGCCACTCGCTTCGGCGTGACCCAGTCGTCGCCGCTCATGCGGATGACCACTCTTCGCCCGTCGGGATGCGGAATCCGCAACTTGAACTCTGCCGGCTCGCTCGCAACCACCGTGAGCCTCCAGTCGCCCGGCTCCCAGCAGCGATCTTCTGGGTTCCAGACGAGACCATAGTCTTCAAACTTGAATCTTCCGACTTTCCGCCGCGACTCTGCCCGATCGCGGTAGTGCGCGAACTGGTCGTGCGCGATCTTGATGACCTCCGCCTCGCTCTTCGGCGGCTCGCACAGGGCGGCATTGACCGCAAGCAGCGTCTGCGTAATCTCCTCGCGTTCGTCGTCGTCAAAACGGCGGATGCGAGACGAGTGTTTTGAGGCGATGCCGATGAGGAATCCGTGGCGACCACCCTCTGACACCTTCTTGGCCTCTCTCAGGGCCTTTCGGGCCTGGGCCGTGACTCCACTGCCCTGCCGCCTCGACGAGGCCATGACGGCCTCACGGAAGGCGTCAGGGAGCCTCGCCGGATTTACGTCGTTCGGCGACTTGCCCGCTAACCACGCATACTGCTTGCTGCTCTTGTGCCAAGACGGCGGGATCACCGACTGGCTGGCCATGCCGCCGCCGCCGATCCGCACCTCGATGCCCTCGACCTTCACGACGGCCGAGTCGGGCATCCAGTCTTCATGCTGGAAGATTCGATGCACACCCCGACCGCTGGAGTAAGCCGGCGTGTCGATCTTGTCTAGGCCCCACTTCTTGAGCGCCGTCTCGGCGTCCGGCGAGTCGAACTCGACGTCAATAATGCCGCTGGTCGCCCCCAGGCGGACACCGAGATTGATTCGAGTGTGATTCTCGATCTCGTCGAACCACCGCTCGATCTCGTTCTCGTCGTCGGTCGCACGGTGTTGCCACTCGCGGCCGATCGGGTGTTTCCCCGGCGTCGGGCACTCGTGTTTGCCGCAGGTGCATTTCAGGTTCGGCTGAACACCGAAGAGTTTTACGATTTTCCAGCCCTTAGCAGCCAGCGCCGCAGCGGCCTTAAACATCGAATCAGCGAAATAATCCATACCAGCAACCTCCGTGTTGAGAGTGAAGTGAGTGAAGTGAGTGAAGTAAAAGAAAAGCCGTCTCGCCGCCGCGAGTGCAGCGGCGAGACGGCGGACTCGACGGCAGGAAAAGGATGAAAGCCTGCCGGAGCCACGACACTAGAAGGGAACCGCCTCGTCGACGACGACTGCCGAGACGTTCGCGAGGCCGCTCGCACGCGACGAGGCCGGCGGACACACGATCGGCGTCATGACGTCCGTGATCCTCGCTTTCGCGATTCGACCCTGCTCCTCGCCGACGTCGCCGACTGTCTTGGCGACGATAGCGGCGTAGTCGGCCCTTGCGCCCTTTCGCTTCTCCAGGCTGAGTTCCACTTCAGTCTGCCAGTGCTGAATCCCGTCGAAGTAGAGCCCCTTGTAGAGGTCATCGATGGCCTTCAGGCTGGTCTGACTCACCCGAATGAACAGCGGGAAGAGGTCTTCCCGCCGAAGGATTCCGATGACCCTGCTCGACTTGGCGCGAGGCGGCTTCGAGCCCGGCCCCCGGCCCTCCCACTGGAAGTACGCCAACTTCGCCACGCTGTAGGTGCCGTCTGCGTTCCTCGCTGCCTCGATCACGTTCCTGTCGAGGTCGCCGTAGTCCTGGCCGGTACGGTAAGCCACGATGCCGTCGTCGGACGTCAGCAGCGCATGGCTCCCCGGCGTCGCGTCGGAGTTCGGCCAGAGCACGGACTCCGTCGGCCCCAACACGACCCACAGGCCAGTGATTGCCTTCTCGGAAAACTCCTTGCCACTCTTGGTCGTCCACGACCACCGAGTAGAGCCTCCGGTCGGGATTCTGACCCAGGGCAAGTCCTTTGAACTAATCGTGCCCCTGCCAATGCTGCCGGACAGCAGAGCGTCTGCCATGCCGCCTTTTGCGAGCGCACGAAACGAATCAACCTCAATCAACTGACTCATGATATGAGCCTCCGTGGTTACACTATCCAGACAACCAAACAACAGTATTAAAAGTCGAGTTCTTCAACGCCGTGATAGGACTCGGGCAGATACAGGCCGCTCTCACGACGGGTACGGATCGCGTCGAGCGTCTCCTTGATCTCGTCGGCGGCACGGAGCAAGACTCGCTCCGACAGCGTCATCACCTTGGTGCGAAACGGCGCGTGCGTCTGCACCACGACGAACGGAAACTCTGCCGGCTGACAACCCGCTGCCGCGGCGGCCTCTGAATACCACGAGGCCTGCCAGTCATAGCCAAACCTGCGGAACGAATACTTCAAGTCTCGCCACTCACTGGATGTGGTCTTCAAGTCAAACCACTGCCCGTCGCGAGTGACGCCGTCGGCCCTGGCCTTCCGCTTGTGGCCGTGATCGTCCGTCCAGAAGACGCTGTACTGCGTATGAGCGGCGGCTTCGAGGAGAGCGTTGGCGGCGCGGTGGCCTCGAATCGATGCTACGATCCGCTCGACCTTCACGAAATCGCCGGCGCTGCACTCGCTCGCGATGGCCGGGAGGCTCGACCGCCACTCGGTGAAGGCTTTGCCCCGACGCGAGCCGTCGGCTGCGAGCACACATGGCGGTGGCACGGCGATCACCGACCGCCAGTTGAGCCCCTGCATCTCGTAGTCGCAGGCCAGATCAACCAGCGATCCGAACGTCGTGGCTGAGTTGCCGCCGAACAGGCTCTCGTGGTAGGTGTCGACATACCACTGTGCGATGCCGCCGTCCTCTTCGCCCACGTAGCGGTGCGCTGTCGAACGGCTGATGTGCTCACGCTCCGCGTGATACTCGCCATTCGGCATATCCATCCGAACCAAGACAGTTGCCGTCTCCATACCTCTACCTCCGTGTGAGTCGCATTAACACTGCTTCCGTGACATCGCGTTTGCTTTGCAGAGCGTCGTAGATCGCTCGATCAACCGTGTCCTCGGCGACCAGATGGTAGAAGCGGCATGGCCGCGTCTGTCCTGGCCGGCGAAGGCGAGCGAGCGACTGGTCGAAATCTCCGAGCGAATGCGACAGGCTGAAATAGCAGGCGTAGGCAGCGCGAGTGCAATCCACTCCCACTCCTCCGGCTTGCTGCTGCACGATCAGTGCGATCGTATCGCCTCGCTGCCATTGGTCAAGTGATTTTATTCGACCCGACAATTCGCTGTACGAGCGGCCAACTCGTCGCAGGACTCTCTTGGCCGTCTCGATGTCGCGAATGAATTTGCAGAAGATGACTACAGGCTCGTCGGGTGGCAAGTCTTCGAGCCACTCTTGTAGTGCGGCCTCTTTTGGATTGCCCGCCGGCAACTCGACGGTCTTGCCGCTCTCATCTACGGCGTAGCCGGACGTCGCCTGTTGCAGCCGAGTCACGACCACGAGTTTGTTCACGGCCGTGACCGTCTCGCCCGTGTCGAGAGTCGCAACAAGGTCTTCTTCGAGCCGGTCGTAGTACTCGCGGCTTGATTTTGGCAGCGTGACCGTGACGTCAACGTGAAGCGACTCGGGAAGCGTGAGAACATCGTCGGCCTTGATGCGGTAGACATGAGGATCAAGTCTTTCCGCCAGGGCTTGAAGAGCCTCGGGCCGGTACTCCAGCACGAAACTGGGAAACCTCGGGTGCATCACGGCGATTCGATGCCGATACGCCGTAAAAGACTTGCCCAGCAGGCTTGGATCGAGGAACCGAGCCTGAGCCCACCAGTCGAGCGGCGAATGCGGCGTCGGCGTTCCCGTGAGGCAGACTCTCTTGGCCTTCGGCTGGGCCTCGGCCAGTTTTGCCAACCACTTCGAGGCCCGTCCCGACGGCGACTTGATCTTGTGGGACTCGTCCAGCACGATCGCGTCCCACTTCCTGCCCGACACAACCTTGCCGACCTCGCCCCGCCAGACGGCGTCGTAGTTGCAGATCACGACGCACCGCTTTCCGGCCGACTTTATGGCGGCGGACCGTTTCCCGGCACTGCCGTCGACGGCCAGCACCACCTCGCGGCCGGTGTCATCCCAGTGGTCGAGTTGCTTCACCCAGGCAGGGCCGACCGCAATCGGACAGACGAGCAGAATCCGATCGTGTCGCCGGAGCCCGACGATTGCGGCGGCGGACTTCCCCGTCCCCATGTCCGCAGCCAAAAAAGCATACGGGTTGCCGTCGATCATCGAGGCCTCGGCGACTTGATGTGGCCAAAGAGAGAGCGTCATGCGACTTCCGCTGCATTGGCTTCGCACTTATTGGCAGCGCCGGTGATCGACTCTGCTCGCCGGAGCAGCGTGCTTGCACAGTGCAACCACGCCTCGCGAGCCGACTCGAACGTCTTCGAGTCCGAGAACGGCCCGCCCCAGGTGTGGATTCCGTGCTTGCATTTCACGACGACCTCGCCGCGTTCGCCAACCGCAACCACGCTTCCCTCGTACACCGTCCCGCCGGGCTCGTAACTGATTCCGGTGTACGGCACACCCACCCACACTAACTGTCCAATCGTCATCGCAGACCTCTCTTTCTCGTCAAGGGTAGAAAACATCGATCGATGATGCCGCCTCGCGGCATCCGCTTGCATGGCCCTCTTCGCCGGCGAACTGCCAGCACAATGCCGCGCCGTTGAACGCCGCGAACGCTGCCGCCGAGAGCCCCGACTGGGTGTAGAGCGAGCCGGCCCTCTCGAACTTTCGGGCCGCGCGACGGACGCCCATCCACCCGTCGCTGCCCTTCGCGATTTCGTCGCTGGCGCGCCGCGCGACTTCTCCGGCCTCCTTCGCCAGCCGGCAAGCCGTCGCGATTCGATCCATGCGGTTCTTGTTGAACGGCCACGCAAATCGGCTCTTGGTTCTTCGCTTCATGATCGGCGTCCTTTCTTGGTTGCTTTGTCCAGAATACTACCCCTGTTGTCAACCCTCCTTTTTCTCCGCGTCACAACGTATGGCCTCGGGGTCAGGGATGGGTCCACTCGCTTCTGCCGGGCACCTTGCCTGCCGCTTGTCGCCAGCCTCGATAAAGGCCGCGAGGTCGTCTCGCGAGACATACCAGACTCCGCCGATCTGCCGTGACGGGAGCATCCGCCCCCGGACGCCTTTTCGCATCCAGCGGTGGATGGTCTCGATACACGGCTTTACGGTCGTCTGTGACTCGATCCACTGGGCCGCGTCACGCACGGTCAGGAGTTCAGGGCTTGAGCAGAACATTGACATTTTTCGATCTCCGAAGGGGTGAGAGGACCGTCATTTCTTAGTCCGGGGTTTTCGTGTCCGTACTTTTGTACCAGAGGTGTCAAGACTTCTTTTTCGCCGAGTCACGACGTATGGCCTCGGGATCAGGGATGGGTCCACTCGCTTCCGCCGGCCAGACAGGTGCAGCACTGCCGTGCAGCCCTGCTTGTCCGCCGCCTCGATCCACTCGCACGACCCTCGCAGGCAGTGCCGGTGGAATCGAAACGGCCCCTTGGCGCCGATGGACACCCGCGTGCCGTCGGCGAGTCGCCACAGCGGCCCGCCCTTGGCATGGAACACATCCCCGGGTTCGAGCAGCACCCTGGGCGAGACTCGGTACTCCAGTTTGATCTCTGTTTGCTTCATGACCGACTCTCCCGAATCTCCAGAAACAGTCTCTCCGGTGCTTGCGGGTAGTAGCGATAGAGCGCGGGACAGAGCCATCCTTCCTGCCCGGTCCCTTCGATCTCGTACCAGTTGCCGCCGTGTTCCGGCCGAGTCTTGGTCGCCACCGTCTGGTAGCCAGGAAACGGCTCATCGCTGAAATGCAGCGTGAACTTATCCTTGCAAGACTCGCCGACCTGAGCAGCCAGGGCTCGCAGAGCATCGTCGGCGCCCGCCACGAACGGCTCTCTTGAGAGCCCGACCGTCGCGTCGTCGAAGACCAGAGAGCCTTCGTGCCAGTACGGATGAATCACTCGAATTTGATTGCTCATCTCTTTTCCTTTTAGTTGCACAGCGCCCGGCGGCGCTGTATGAGGGTGTTTGCCAAATCAAAACCACGCACAGCGAACTCCGTCCGAACCAGCCCCATCAACGATTTCTCGTTGAAGCCAAACTGGGACACGAAGGCTTGGATTTCCTCCATGATCTCCGCCTCTGCCGCCCTCGCTAACTGGGCGGCTTCCAGAAATATCTCGTTATGAACTTGCTGGATGTCCTGGGCACTCCAGCCGCCCCGCTTGAGAGTCTTGACTAAGACTCCAGTCAGCAGAGTCAAGCCCTCCCCCTCGCAGATCGTGATCGTGTTCATTCTTCGACTCCCTTCTGGCTGCTGTTGAAAATCTCCTGCGCATTCTCCGAATACCACTCGTTGACCTTCTGCTCGATGAAGCAGTAGATAGCGGCCATGCCGGCGTTCTCTCTCGGGTTCTTGCCGATTCCCACAGCCTCGTAGGCCTCCTCCAGTTCACTCGCGTGCAGAAACCACGCGGCTTCGATGTCCCGCGTGTAGACCGGCACCGCGCCGTCGATGATTTCGTGGACTCTCCCGCTGTAGTCGAGGACGTTGTGCAGACACGGCACTTCTCTGATCTCGTTGTTCACAAGGTAATCGACGAGCAGTTCTCGGACCTGATCGATCGCCGACTCTACGCAGGCAGGCAGGACGTCGTCGATCTCGATGGTGATCTTGGGCATGGTTGCTCTCTCCTTCACTTGGGCCAGACGTAGGGCAGGTTGCTCGGCTCGGCCCAGCCGAACTGCCCGTAGAACTCAGGATTCTTCCGGAGCAGGTTGCTCCGGTGGGATCGGTGAACTGCCTCGTTGCCCAGCCACGCGGGCGTACCGAAGGCGCTAGACGGCGAGACTTCGCAGCAGGACGCGAGGACGTCGCGACTTGCTTCCTCGAACTGTTCGAGCAGCGAGTCGTTGAATCCTCGCCGCCGCCATTCCTGGCAGACGGCTATCGCGTAGTGCGATAATGACCGCTCGAAGCCTCGCCACATCCGGACGGCGGGGTGATGCCGCCACCGGCTTGACGGATTGCCTCGATGCTCGCCGACATCGATGCCGAGAGCGATCAAAATCTGCTTGGCCTCGACCCGCTGCTTGCCCAGGCGACGATTGTCGAGGACGGCAGCGGACTCAGCAGGGGACGGCAATGGCAAAAACGTCTGCATGATCAGGACTCCTCTCCGTAGGCGGACTCGATTCGCTCGCCCGTGTGGTCATCGGTCAGGTCGTCGTCTTCCCAGTTGACGTCGCAGGCAATCACTCGCCAGCCGCCGGTGTTGTCACGGCGACGGACGGCATCGGCGACGAGCCGAAACTCGCGACGCACGGTCCCGAACGACAGCGAGCCGCCGTCGTCCGTGATGAAGTACAGCGGGTAGCCGCCGGGCCAGACGTATCCGCCTGCTCGCAGCGTGGCCTTGAGGTCTGCCACGTTGCCGATCGCAGCGTGGGAGTAGCGGTAGTTTTTGCGGATGGGCTCGGACTGGCCTGCGAGGTACAGGCATCCGTCTGTGCCGTCGATGTAGGTGGTGGTGTTCATGGGTTTTCGTCTCCGTACAAGTCTCAAGAGTTTAGGAACTGGGCGCCGCTCGGCCGTTTGCCGAAGGCGAAAGTCGAATCGCGGTCAGACTTCGTCAAGGTTGCGGTGAGTTTGAGGCGACGGCCCTTGGCAGACCCCGCACTGGCATAGGCGACGAGGTTGCTCGGCAGCGTGACCCAGACCGACCAGCCTGCGTCGGTCTTGACCGTGACCTTCCACGAGCCGACGGCACGGTAGTGGCCGACTTCGTGCCACTTGCAGGCCACGACCTCGCCCTCGAACTCGACGCGACCCTCGGGAGCCTCGACGCCAGCCGCCTTGAGCGAGGCTTTCTCAGCAGCCCACTGGGCTTGCCGCTCGGCCTTCTCAGCAGCCCACTGCTTCCGCTGCTTCTCGGCGTTGAACACCCGCTCGACGGCGTTGATCTGGTTGTCGGTGAGCCGGCCGCTCTCGACGAACTTGCGACGGACGTCAGACAGGAACAGCGAGCCCTGGACGACGGCGTCGTTGTTGAGCAGCCGCTGGAGATGCGGGTGCTGCTCGACCAGAGCGTCGATCCGCTCCTCGAAGTTTGCCCGCTCACGGTTGAGCCGGGCGGTCTCGCGGAGCCGCTTGAACTCGTCCTTGGTCAGGGTCTTAAATCGGTTGTCGAGGCAGACCTCGCCCACATGGATGTACTCCTGGCAGTCGTCACGCACGAGCAGGGCTGAGTAGCGGATGGCGGCGCCGCAGTGGCCGCAGTTGCAGTTGCTGCCGTTACCCAGCGAGTAGCCGTCTCCAGACAACCGGCCACGGGTCTCGGCCAGTTCGAGGTTCGAGATCGGACACCGCGAGTCGAAGCAGCCGACCAGACGGTAGGCCTGCGGATCGAAGCCGGCGGCGGCCGGGGCGTGGACATCAGAGCGGCGGTTTACGGTGGCAGGCATGGTGCTGGGCTCCTTCTGAGTTCTCGGTGACACCACAAGAATAACCGACGTCGGTGGAAAGTCAAATGGCTGCATTTTCCCGGGAAAACGCTGATTGGACACTTAGGACAATGAGAAACCGCTCAGGTATCCGGCGAAAACCCCTGGGACGGAGCCCCTAGTTTCCGGCCTTCTTTTCGGGCCTTTTCGTAGGTCTTCGCCAGGGTTTCGACTTCTTCGCGGTCGAGCATCGCCCAGCGGTCGCCCAGTTTCCAGGACTTGAGTTTCCCTGCTCGCCGCAGCCATCGTATGTGGCCCATCGAGCAGCCCAGGATGGTCGCCGCCGCGCGTGATGGGATTGCGGCGACGCCGTCGGGGACGCTGACGATCTTCGGTTTCTTGCTCATCGTGGTGATCTCCGTGAGAGTGTGTCATTGTAGATGCCATCGCAACTGCTCCTCAGAATGATCGGCCGCTGCCGCCGCCTCCGGGTCGCCGCAGGACCGGAGGACAGCATAGGCCCTCGCGGCGACATCCGGAGTGGTCACACACACCGCCTTCCGTCCGTCGAGGTACGGCACCCACTCGCCGCAGTCGTCGCGGCCAGCGAGGTGCCGTTCGTAGACGGCGAACGGTAGGTAGATTTTGCGGCAGCGGTCGTCGGTCACTTGGCTATGCCCCCAAGTCCTTGAGTGCTCGATACACGGCGCCGGCGCCGACTCCCAGCGACTTCTTGATCTCCCTGATCGACAGGCCCTGCTCTCGCAGCACGGCGATCTCCAGCCGAGTCTCGTCGCTCAGAGGCTTGGCTCGGGGCTTGGTGGCCACACGCCGTCCCGCTGCGATCGCCCCGCTCGCCTCGTCGTAGAGCGTCGCCGAACCTGCGGGCAGAGCCCTGCTCCGCTTGAGGAGTTGCTCCAGTTGGGCGAGACGACCGGCGGAAATCGCCGTTCGACTCTTCGTCCAGTTGTAGATCGTACTGCTCGTGACTCCGATCAACGCCCCGACCTTGTAGGCGCCGAGGCCTCGAACCGCAGAGAGTTCGTCGCAAATCTCAGCGACTCGATTTTTCTCTGGCTCTGCCTCGACTACCACATCCGCCACCGGCGTCAGGTCGAGCGGACCCAAGACCTCGAAGCCCCTCGCGGCCAGGAGCCGCAACTCTTCCAAGACTTGCGTGTCATTGCGATTGACCGTGAAAGTCCTCGAAACATGAACTGTCGTCGTCGTCATAATACTCTCCTCCGTGCGTCGCTCACGAACTGGATGAGCCGCTGTGAGTCCGTGAGCAGGAGCATCACATCGGCAAGATTACCCTGATACTTCGGATGAAGGCCAGTCTCTGGATATCGCCAGCCCACTTTGTGCCGGTGGGCCAGGAGCCGCACCGTTAGGGCCATGAGGCCGGCCACTTGCTGGAAGCCGTCGTCGCAGCCGTCGAGGTCGGCCTTCGAGAGCCGCCGTCCCACGACCATCTCAACGAGCGATGCCGTGACGCAGTCGATCTCGTCGAGTTGCCGGTAGTGGTTGAGCGACATCTCGGGCGTGATCATGACCCGCTCCGGGTAGTCGATTCGCGAGCCGTCGGAGTTGAAGACGAGCGTGGCTCGCTTCGCCTCGATCTTGTGCGGCTCGTTGTTGATGGTGATGGTCTCCATCTGCCGATTGCCCTCCTTTAACTCAGTCGTCGGTGCCGTAGTAATCGCGCATTGCCTCTTCCTGATCTCGATCCTCGATAATCTCAAGCCTCGCCTCGACGTTCTCTTCTAGTTCTGCGATATGCTGGAGCGAGCCTCGCTCCAGGGCTCGCTCCAGGGCTTCGAGATAACCGTTGAGGTCGCAGTCTTCGCAGTCCTGCGACAGCATCACCGCAGAAAACACACTCTGGCCGAGGCCGTCCTCTCGGCTCTCGTACTCCGCCAGCACGCGAGCAAACTTCTTGTCACTCATCACGCAGCCGCCTTTCTGTTGAAGTTGAAAACATCGATCCCCTCCCGATTCGCAAACAGCCTCTCGGCGTGGTCGCGATACTCGGCCGGCATCATCGCCAGATACGCTTCGTTGTCCTGGCCCGCGAAACCGAGCGAGAAGTCGCTGCGGTCTCCGAACATCCAAGAGTTGATCGTGCGGTACTTCTCGCCGCAGAACTGGTAGTTCATCAGCGAGATCGTCGGATCGAGCGAGAGCATGATGACGTCGCTCTGCTTCTTCGTGTCGACGAGGACGTACCGCGAGATCGCCGACGGCGGGACCACGCCGCGGTGGCTGGCATTGCCCAGCCCGTCGAGACTTGCCTGGACGTAGTCTCGGTAGTAGGCGATGCACTTCACGGCATGGTCGTGGAAGTCGTCGATCGTTCGCTTCTCTTTCGCCGCTAGGGCCTGGGCGATAAAGTCCTCGTCGGGATAGAGCCGGGAGTCGTCCTCCAGGCAAACCTCGACGATCAGAGCCCGCTCGCCCTTCTTGGCCGCGACCGTGGCGAAGTAGCCCGCGTAGGCCTCGGTCAGGTAAACGTGGCCAGGAATCGACGGGTAGGACTGCCAGTTGCCTCGCTTCCGGCTGCGAGGCTTGAGGCCGTCGCGGAGGATCGAGTCCAGGTGCCGGCCGCTGGTGCCGTGGTAAAGGGTTCTCATCGTCTGATCTCCTCGGAGAAGTCGCTCAGTTTTTCGGCTGCGAACGCGATCGCCATTGCGGGGATCGCGATGCAGGCCGCAATTGCGTACAGAAGCCTTGCCGCCAGAAGTCTTAGACTTGCCATCTCAATACTCCTCGGGAAACAGCACAGTAGTCACGCTGCGATCCCATTCGGTGATAATCCAGAGCCGCGTGTCGTCGACTGTGTAGGCCGACAGGACGCGACACTCCTGCTCGACGGCGGCGTCGTTGAGGGCCGCGTCTTCTTCGCAGACATTACCCCAGTCGCCGCTCCGGTGACGGAGGATGCACTGAGTGACGGCCACTCGCCGCTCCGGCGTGAACCATGCGTCCACGCCAGCGGTGGCGACGATCTGACCGAGTTCGAGGGTAGTGGTGTTCATCAGCCGATCCTCCCTCGGAGCAGCGACAACGCCGTGTGAGCCCGATCCAATGCCGCTGCTTGATCCTCGACGATCGCCTCCAGGGCCTCGACCAAGGTCGGAGCCGTCTCGATCAGTGCATAGGTCTCCTCGCCCCAGGCCGCGTCGAGGTTGACCTCGGCCACGATCTCGCCGGTGACGGAGTCAAACACCCGCCGCCAGACGGCGCCGTCTCGGGTGACGGTTTCTTCTTGCTTTAACTTGCTCATTTTGCGACCGCCCTTTCTTCTTCTGCGATGCGGAGATAGTGCTTGAACTCGCCTGCGAACTTGTAGAAGTCCATCGTCTCCTGATCTTTGATCCTTCCGCTGCAACCCAGCGAGTCCCAAATCAGAAACCAGTCGAAAGCGCAGAGGCCAGAGAAATCCAGGGTCTTCAGGGCCTTCACTGCCGGGCGACGCTCTCGCTTCGTGATGCCATCCTCGCGGCTATGCTCTGTCACGCACTCGATCGCCACATCTGCCGCGTGTCGCAGCGAACTCTTGCCAGACTCGGCTAACGGCAGTCTGTGCGTTGTGAACCGAGGAAACCCGTATGCGACCGCCGCGTGAATCTTCTTCAGACTCTCTTCGTCTTCGACTTCGACAGCCGACCCAATGAGCCTGTCGAACTCCGTAATGTGTTCGCTCTCGACGTCCTCCGCCTTTGGCGGATCGACGTCTCGGCCCATGTTGAGTGCCTTCCATGCGTCTGCGATTGCCCAGTTCATTGCTGACTGTCCTTTCTTTGTGGGTTTCTGTGTCCAGACATCACACCTTATGCACGACGTCGGAGAGAGTCAAGCGGCCCGCATCCGTACCGGCCGCTTGTCCCCTCCGGCGATCACCGCTTCGCCTCTCGAATGGTCACGCTGCCCCCGTGCCGGCCGCAACGAACGATCAACTCCTCGGCCTCCTTGGCCGTGACGATCTGGCCCGGCTTCGGATCGAGCGAGTTGACGCAACTCTTTACTCGGTACTTGCCGGTGCTGGGCAGAAACTCCAACTCGACCTTCACTTTTGCGGACATGGCTGCTTCTCCTTTCTTGAGATAGCCGTCTCGAATCCCCACTTCTTTCTCGCGGCTGCGGCGAACTTCTCCGCAGCCCGCCTCCGATCGAACTCGAACACTTCACACACGGCGCCGCTCTGCGAGCGAACCGCGACGAACCAACAATAGGACTTGCTCATGTGCGGCAGGCTCCTGAACAGACTTGCTGGCCACGGACGTAGGTGGTCTGGCCTCCGATCTCGACTCCCTGGCATCCCTTCACTAAGGACAGGTACGAGAACGCGATTCCGTCCCGGCTGCTGTTCGTAGAGCCCGCGCTGTGCGTGACTTCGAGCGACCAGCCGTCGAGCAGGAACTTGGCGACGGTCGCCGTATCGCAGGCCCACAGGCTGATCCACCGAGTCTGCGGCACCGTGACCTCCTCGGAGTCGTGAAACGAACGGACGAGCCCCGTTTTGCCCCGCTGACGGACGACGGAGTCCGTCTCGACGACAACCTCCGTGTCGGGATCGCCGAGTTCGCCGCGAGTCTTGCGAGCGAACGCGACCTTCCAGCCCTCGGCCTCGCTCGCGTGGAGCGTCCACTCGTCGTTCGAGGTCGACCTGTGCCGCACAATCTTGCGGAGCAGGCCCTTGCCGGTGTTCGTGTCCAGACTTGCTTGCTGAATAGTGGTCATGACTGATCCCCTATGTTGGCGTTGATGTTCTTCCCCTGGGCATCGAGGACGAACCACTCGTCCTCCGGATGGTGTTGCTCGGCGTAGGCGTTCGCCTCTGCGTCGCTCGCCGCCGTGAACTGCTCGATGACCTCGAACGAGCCGTCGCTGCCGTTGACTAGAGCGACGGAGTAGTCGGCCACCCTCGCCTTGACTAGAGCGACGGAGTAGTCGGCCACCCTCGCCTTGACGTAGGCGACGGCCGCGGCCTTGGCAGCGTCGAGAGACTCGAACACGCGATGCTTGCGAGTCAGACCGCGACGTCGCGAGTTGGGGGATCGGGTCGCCGTGTGAAGGTACCAGACGGCCGGAGACTCCAGGCGGGGCTGCTCGACGATCCGACATTCATGCTTGGTCGGCAACTGGTCGCAGTGGACCGAGTACGACTCGCCGAAACCGCCGTGATCGACGGCCGTGTACTGATTCTCGAAGGTGATGTTGATGTCGTTCATGGTGATGGGCTCCTCGGGGCTAGGGGTTGGCGTGTCCAGAGTTTCAGACTGGCTTGTTGGCGGACGGGAACTTTGCCTCGACGGAGTAGTACGAGTCGCACTCGTACACCAGGACTCCAGCGGTGTCGAACACTTCGATGTCGCCGTCGGCTCGCCGCGAAGTCTTGTAGCCAATCGAGGCGACGGCACGACGAGCGATCTCCTTGGCTCGCTCCAGGGTGAAAACGTGGCCGACATGGCATCCGTTGACGAACACCGTGTAGTCGCGAGTCTTGCGGCCCTGCGAGCGACATCCGCCGCCCGTCTGGCAGTAGCCGCCGATGATCGAGCCGAACCGCCGGGCGGTCTCGTCCTTGATGTCATAGGACGGGCCGCTGAACGAATCCCACTTGCCGCTCTTCTTGAAGGTGATCGTGCTGGTCATGGCTGGGCTCCTCGGGGCTGGTGTCTCGGGCACACAGAGATAATAACCGACGTCGGTTGAAAGTCAAATGCCCTGCTTTTCCGGGTCAAAACGCCTGTTGGACACTTTGGTCTGTGAGAAACCGGGCTGCCATTCGGGGACTTCTCGGCCCTCCGCCTGGGCGACGCACTCTTCGCACTGGCACGGTTGAGCCAAGGCGACCGCCGTCTCCAACTGAGCCAGTGTGTCTTCGTGGCAAGTGTGGGTGTCGGCCAGAGTGCAGCGGAGTCCCGGCTTGAGGTCTGCCCAGTAGCCGTTCTCGGGCTCATGCCACACCTGAACGGTCCGTCGTTTGGTTGCTGCCTTGAGTCGTCTCATCGGTCGGGTTCCTTTCGGGTGATGGGTCGTGTCCAGACTTCAAGACTTGGCAAGGCCCTGCTCGCTCTCCTGCCAGTAGCGGTCGATGATCGCGAGGCAGTACCGGCGAGTCGGGCCGCTCTCCGAACATCCGTCGTCTTCCCAGTAGGGCTCGAAGGTCCCTCCCTGGGAGGCGTCGGGAGTCCAGAGGACGGCGAGGGCGAAGTTCCAGGCGTCGAAGAGGCCGCTCTCTCCGGCCTGCCAGACGTAGTAGCCGCGATACAGGTACGCGACGTTCTTGTCGTTGTCGCCGTAGTTCGACGACTCGGGGCTGATGGTGATCTTCTTGAGCATGGCTTGGGCTCCTGGCTGCGGGGTGGTGGTTCTACTGGTTGGCGTGTCCGGACTTCAAGACTGGGCGGCGATGTCACGGAACTCGACGGCCTGCCTGCTCCCGCCGTACTCGCCGCCGTCGAAGCCGTTCGGCAGCGGATCGGGGAAGCGGGCGTCGGGCTCGCTGGTCAGCACGAACGACTTGACCACGACGCCGTCGGGGCCGGCACTGAACCGGCACTGGCTCGCCCGGCAGCGGTAGCCGTACTTGACGATGACGTCGCCGTCCTGGACGTCCAAGGCACTGATGGTCTCGATCGTGGTCATGGGTCGGGTTCCTTTCGGGGTGGTGGTTCTAGCGGTTGCCGTGCAGGAGGAGGCCGAGTTGGCCGACAGCCTTGCTGTACTGAGCGACGGGGGCGATGCGGATCGTGCCGTATGGAACTCGGCTAGTCTCGATGTACCCGCCACCGACGGAGCGGCGATGCTCTTCCCAGACGGTGCGACGGTGGGTCACTTCGCAGACACCCTTCTTGACCAGGGAGTAGGCGGCGTTGTTGAGCCGCTGCCGCTGGCCGGGGTCAGTCGTGAAGTAGCGGTCTCGGGCGATGAGGCTCAGGACGGCCTGCTCTGACTGGTTGAGTTTCATGGCTTGGCTTCCTTCGTGGCTGGCTGGCCGGGTCTCTCCCGGCCACACCACAAGAATAACCGACGTCGGTGAAAAGGCAAGGGGGTCGTCAACTCGGTCAAGCGGAACCCCCAAAAATCCGAGAAAACAGGATTTTCCGGCCCAGGGCCGTTTTTCCGGGCCTGACTGGACACCTGGGAAAATGAGAAATCAGGCCCTCTCCAGGCGGGCTCCGGGAGCCTCCTTGGCCACGGCCTTGGCCTCGTCCCTGAGCAGCGAGAGCCACCGGGACGGCTCCCAGCGGCCCTCCCCTGCCCAGTAGAGCCTCCCAGGCTCACCTGGGCGGCTGACCCGCCACAGGGCCTGCTTGTGGGCCTCTAGGAGCCCCTTGCGGGTCACCCGGCTCCGACGGCCGCAGACCGGGCAGCGGGCGTCTGGAAGCCCTGCCGGGGCCTGCCCTGCCCCAGGACACCGCTCCTGGGCTCTCCTGGCGGCCTCCTGGCGGGCCTTGTCTCGGGCCGCCTGGAAGGCCTCGCAGCCCTCCTCGGCCAGAGCCAGGGCCACCCTGGCCGGGATGCGGGCCTGCTCCCTGGACTCGACGGGAGCCCCTGGGAAGCAGACCGAGCAGAGAGCCGGCCCCAGGTCGGCGACGGCCGCCTCGATCGTCGAGCCGCTCAGGTACGGCACCAGGGCGAAGCCGGTCGGCACCCTGCCCTTGTTACAGGTCGAGCAGTCGGGCGACCGGTGGATGTGGCCGTCGCTCGACGTCACCAGCCAGCACCGCGACCAGGGCCGAGACTTGAACTCTTGGTCGATCTCCTCGACGATCGAGAGTGCCTCGGTCAGGTCGGCCGACGCCTGCTCGATGGCGGCGACCGTCAGGCCAGCCGTCGCGAGTCTCGGATGGCCCTGCCGGTACAGGTCGACGAGTTGGTCGGCCTCGATCTGGCTCCGAGACGCGACCTCGAACGACACGTTGAGCGGGCCGTCGAAGTCGGGGTGGAGGAACAGGGTCGTGCCGCTGTCGAAGTGTCGTCGCTTGGCGAAGCACCAGAGGATCGACTCGGTCGCCTCGCGGAGCCTGCGGCTCGCCTCGGTTCTCGCCCGCAGCCGCTCCAGGAGGAGCGTGTCGATCTCGACGGGAGTCAGGTTTTCCACTGTCGGCCCTCCGCTCTGCCGATCGCCTCTCTCGCCTTTCGCAGCGCCTCGGCGTGAGGCAGCGACAGGCCCATGACGTCGCCGTCGCCTCCCGGCGTGATCGCCAGGAGTTCCTTCAGCGAGGCAAGCAACTCGGGCGAGGCTTCGAGGAGGTTGAAGTTGCTGGCGACATTGTCGCCGCCAATCTCCTCGGCCAGTCTGTTGGCATGGACGGTCAGGTCGCCAGCGGCGAAATCCCACGGCCCGTGCGTATGCGATTCGTTACTCATGATTGTCTCCCTTTCAGCCATTGTGCTGCCTCGCTTCCTCGATGCCTTGTACGATCAGATCGTGAACGTCCAGCGAGACTCCGCTCTCTCGCGGGAAGTCGAGCGTAGACGAGTGGGCGTAGCCGTCCTGGGAGAACGCCAGCCAGACATGGCGACCAGCGTTGCGAAGGCCCCGCTCGTTGGCGGGCCAGTCGACTTCCAGAGGCTCTCTGTCCTCCAGAGCGCAGACCACCACCAGCGGACTGCCGTGCTCGTCCTGGCTCAGGTAAATGTAGGGAGTCATTCGCTCGCCTCCGGATCGAGTTTTCTCAGGTCGTTCGCCAGGTCGCCCCGGGCCGAGCGGCCTCGGAGGGAGTACAGGTCTGCCGTGAACGTCTCGTAGCCCGTGTCGATCTCGCGGCACGAGACCTCGACCACAGTGCCAGCCTCGAAGACTTGCACAGTCTCCAGGCCGCTCTTGGCTCCGGGGTCGAATGCCGGATTGACCAGCGGCGACTGGAGCGTGAACCGACGGTAGCCGACTTCGTTTTCTTCGATGCTCATGATCGGGCGATCTCCGCAAGTTCCTCGTCGCTGAACTCCAGGCCGCAGCCCTTGGCGATCGCCAGGACGTTGGCTCGCAACTGCCTCTCGCTCAGGCTGGCACCGGACAGAATCTCGTCGATCTCGATGACGTTCGGGTCGGCTCCGTAGTCGCTCAGGCGAGCCGGTTGAGCACCGCAGGGCGAGAGTCCGTTCTGCTCGTTGAGCCGGAAGCCCAGCCGGCGAAACGAGGCAGGGTGCGCGACCCAGAAGGCCAACTTGTCGAGGTCGACCGGGTCGCCGGCCTGCTTCACGACAACGTGCGAATCGACCTGCAAGTTTCGGACAGAGCCGGCACAGCCCGTACTCTTCGAGCCCTTCGAGACCGTGACCTCGCAGCGGACGCCGCGCGACTCCAGCAGATCGACCGCGACCAGCACCGTGACGCCGCGAGCGCAGATCGTGTCGGCACTGATCCCGCCGGACACACTCTGATTGAGCCGGATCGAGACCACTCGCGAGGCGATCTGGTTGCCGCCGTCGAACTCGTTGCCGCAGCATTCGGGCTCGCCGCTCAGGAGCCGCGAGACGTCGATGAACTGCCCGGTGACGTCCCAACCAAACTCGCGAGTCTTGGCGGTCTTGGCGGCGGCCAGGAATGCCGAGCAGGCCTCGCGATGCTTGACGATCTTGGCCGTGCCTTCGGCCCACCCGCCACGGGCGAGATCGACGGCCTCGCCGAAAGTCTTCGTCCAGAAGAAGCCTTCGCGGCCCCTATCCTGCGAGGTCACCTTGAGTCCCGACTTGATCGGCCGCGAAGTGTCGGTGACCTCGGCGAGCAGATCGCGGACTGAGTCGAATCGCTTGACGATGGTGGCCATTGGTCTGGGTCTCCTGGGCGGGGCTGTGTCTGACTGAGGGAAATATATGTCCGACGTCGGCTAAAAGCAAGTCCCCTGGTTTTAGGCCGTGATTTGGGCCAGTTCCTGTTCGCTGAACCGGACACCGCAGGCCTCGCAAGTCTCGATCACCCGGGCGATCCGGCGGGCCTGGGTGTGGTCGTCGTGCCGTGCCTCGGCCGTGATGATCGTCCCCTCTTCGGCATCCAGATAGGTCGTGCGGGTGCAGGACGGGTAGAAGCCTCGCTGACACTCGACGCTGAAGAAAAGCCGTCGCAGACTGGCCGCACTGCACAGGTAGAAGGCGAGCCGGTCGGCCTCGAACGGCTGGGCCGCATCCTTGATCTTGACGAGGACATTGAGCCGCTTGCCGCCGCGCTGCTCCGAGCCAGAGCCGAGCCAGAGTTCGACTCGGCTACCAAGCGACTCGACGAGATCGATCGCGGCATAGATCGCCGCGCCCAGGGAGAAAATCTGCTGCTCTTCGACACGGCCCAGGGCGGACACGTTGGCGACGATCTTCACGACTTTCGATCTGGTGTGGCCACCCTCGGCGTCGAGGTACGAGCCGCAGCACTCTGGCTCGCTTTCCAAGACCCGGCCGACGTCGATGTAGTCTCCGACAACGTCATAGTGCTGAGTCGCGGCCTTGGCCTCGACGGCCCTGCGGACGGCCTCGTCGAGTTCGGCTCGCAGCGACTCCAGTCGCCGACGGCCACTCGGCCAGCCCTTCGTCGCCAGATCGACGGCTTCTTGGAACGTGTTCGTGCCGTGGAACTCCTTTTCGCCCTTCCCGTGGGAGTCGGGGTGGGAGTCTTTGCAGGCATCGGCCAGGAATTCGCCGACGCTCTCAAACACAACGGTCGTGGCCTTGTCAATCATGTCTCAAGTCTCCGGTGCGGTGTGTGGGCTCGTCTCGATTCCCGCCTCCCCGGCCCCGAGCCCAACGAGGCCGGGGAGGCTTGCCGTCTCCAGACAATTCATCAGAGAGCCTTCGCGGCCTGCTCGACCTTAGCGCGGGTGTCCTTGTCGCAGCCCTTCCAGACAACCAGTTCCAGCACATCCTGCACCCTGAAGCCAGCCCGAATGAGGGCGAGCCCGTTGTAGATCGAGCGGGGACCGACGAGGAGCCGCAGCCCCTTGCCGAAGCCGGCCACTGCCCGTCGAATCTTCACGGCCTCGCGGGCATACTCCTCGCACCGAGCCTGGACGTTTGCCGCGTCGTCGACGGGCAGGAACTTCCACCTCTTGGCCTTGGGCAGGCCCTCGAACACATCGAGCGGCAGGCCCGCGTAGTGAGCCTCCAGAGCCGTGTCGTACTCCCAGTCGAGGACCGCGAACCGATCGAGGGTCGCCGCGTCGAGTTGCTGCCGTCCGACGTACTCCCGATCCGCACCCTGGCCGTAGGTGTTGCCGGCCGCGAGCAGAACGAAGTCCGGATGACGCCCGACGACCCGGTCGGGGAACGACGCATGGCCGTTCGCCAGCAGGGCGTTGATCGTCACCAGCACGGCGGGCGAGCCCGCGTCAACCTCGTCGAGCAAGAACACGCCGCCGTGCTCGAAAGCCTGCCGCAACTGCGTCGTGACATACTTCCCGTTGGCATCGTAGTAGCCCAGGAGTTGGCTCTGGCTGGTCTGCGGCCCGACGCTCACAGCGTAGAACGGCAGGGTCAGAGCCTCCGAGACCGCTGCGGCTGCACTCGTCTTGCCCGAGCCGGCAGGGCCGGGGAGCCAGACGTTGATCCGCTGGGCTACGATCCGCAGCACAGCCTCGAACGACGAGTGCTGGACACCCACGTTCGCGACGGTGCCGTCGTGGCGGGTGACCTCGACCTTACGGGCGATGCCGACGCGGACGATCTCCTCACGCACGATCTCGGCGATCTCGTCGCGATCGACTCCGCTCTTGCCCACCGGCGACAGATAGGACTCGACGGCAGCGGCGATCGCCTTGCCCAGCGAGATATCGACCTCGCGAGCCTCGGCCTCGACAACGGACTGGCCCAGCGAGGCATCGGCCTCGACGGCGGCCTGGCCCAGCGAGGCATCGACCTCGACCTCGACGACGGCCTGGGGCTCCTTTGGCGGAGGCGAGTTCTCGTCTCCAGACTTCCCTTCAATCCACAGAGTGAGGCTGCGGCTGGTCTTGACGACGATCTTTCCGTCGGGGCCCCACAGCGTGTACAGGCGGCTGGAGTAGCCGCCAGAGGTCTTCCGCTCGTCGATCGAGGTGATCGTGAACTCGCGACCGTCGGCGACGGTGACGACGGTTCCGATCTTGTATGACTGCCAAGCGGGGGTGGTGGCTGCGTTGCTCATGGGTGGGCTTCCTTCTCATTTCTGGGCTGGGCTTGCCGTCGCGACCAGTTCGCGGCGACAGGAGAAGAATAACCGACGTCGGAAGAAAAGCAAGTGGTCAGTCAAAACTGCGGCTTTCCCGGGGAAAAGCACACTGCCCTCCCTGACTGGACACTTGGGAAAGTGAGAAACTGGGGTCAGCCGGCCAGCATTTCGACGGCCAGCCGGGCCGCTTCGCCGGGCTCGCCGTGATGCCGGGCCAGCCAGGAGATCAGTTCCAGGGCCTGCGGCAGATTCATCCGCAGCGGCCTGCCCGTGGCGACGACGGCATCAAAGGCCGCGAGTCGCAAGTCTCGGCCTTCGTCGGCCAACAGGAACTCGATGATCTGATCGTCCACGGATGGTAGCCCCAGGTGTCTGTGTGCAGACAAAGGCTACCTTCGCGTCAGCAGAGAGTCAACGACCCGACTCGATCTCTGCGATGTAGGCAATCACGTTCTCACTGAACCCGTCGATCCGAGTCCAGGAGTCGTTCGCCACGCCGCGCTCGCACGAGGCGACGTTGATCAAGTAAGCCATCCTGCCGGCGACAGGCGACGGCACGGAGTCATGGGACTGCTCGTCGGTGATGACGATCAGCCGGTCGTGAGGCAGACGGTTGATGTACTCGATCGCCGCGCCGAGGTAGGTGCAGGAGTGAGGCTGCGACCGAATGATCGCGTCGATGCCGGCCATGCCTCTCCGGGGCGGAACCTCGACGACACCTTGGGAGAACGTGAAGACTTGCAAGTCGTCGCAGTGCAGGATCGAGGCCAGCGAGGCCGCTGCGTCGATCCGCATGAGGTCAGACTTCTGCGAGAGCGGCTCGACCATCGATCCCGAGACGTCCACCAGGGCGATCGTCTTGCCATTTAGGACCGGAACGTCCAGCAGCGAGGCCAGGAGTGCCGTGTCGAGTGTCGGTTCGAGTTGCGGCACGGCCCGTGCAGCCGCGACATACCGGAACGGCAGCACTCGATGAGCGCCTCGACGAGCCAGGATCGCGGTGCGGACGAGCGACAGGTCGCAGCCGGCCTCGACCATGTTGCGAAGATTGCGAAGCAGAGCCAGATAGCCGAGCGATCCCTCGCGGATCAGCCGCTCGAACGTCGCCTTCTTGTCCGAACCAGCAGAGAGCGAGACCTCCCAGGTGTCGGGAGTCGCGAGCGTGCCGTCGATCAGAGCCTTCCACACTGCCGCCTGCTCGTCGTTGACAGGCTTGGCGTGGCACAAGAACAGGACGTCGCGGAGTTTCACCGTCTCGTCGCGGTTGTACTTCGCGAGTTGGTGGGCGTCGAACCTGCGGAAGGCTCTCGCGAGACCCTTCTTGAGTTGGTTCGAGAGTGGTTGTCGCTCGCTCATCCAGTAGAGCGACAGAAATTCTGCCAGTTCGTCTGCTCGCTGGATCACGGCATCGACCGTGTCGGCGACCATCGGACCGTGTCCGTGCCGCACGACCTCGCGAGCAAGGAGCAGCGAGACATGACGAAGATGAAACTTCGTCCTGGCCGCGATCGCGAGCGAGGCGATCTCATGCGGCGGCACTTCGCGGCAGAGTCCGACAATGCGAGCAGCGATCGATTCGCCGGCCTCGTAGAACTCGCCCTCCCACAGGAGGCACGAGAGGACACTGCGACGAAGCCTGACCAGCGGCGACTCAGTTCGAGGAGCGGGCTTGACGTTCGTCTTCACAGCGAGGTCTCCCTGGCACAAAAAAAGAGTCGCGAGAACAAGCGGCCTCGGTGGTTCTTTCCGTAATGAAGTAACCGATGCCTTCGCTACGCGACTCAGGTCGTGATTGTACGGACACGCTATCTCAGTGCAACTGGTTTTACGTCCTCCAGCCACTGGTTAAGCGACTCCGTCGAGGTGTAGCCAGACTTGCGAAAGACTTGCCGCTCGTCCCGGATCGCCACGAACGTCGGCGTGACGGTGACGCGGCACTTGGCGACGAGTTCCGGCCGCTCTTTGATGTCCACGACCACGATCCGGACGTCGTTCTCGATGCTGCCATGCCGGAGATCGGCCTTGAAGTCGTCGCACGGCGGGCATCCAGCGGCCACAAATGCGATTACGAAGACTGCGTCCACGACTTAGTCCACCAGTTTGACGCGGAAGCCTCGCAGAGGCGCCGACAGAATCCAGATCGACACGAGACAGGCCAGCGAGTCGGCCCAAGTCAGGTCTGGTTGTGAGAGGACTTTCGCAGGACCGGCATTCCAGGCGACCGAGAGCGCGAATGAAGAGACCATCGCGACTACCGTCGCGACCATGCAAGTGCCGATAAAGCGGCCGACCGTCTCCGGCCAGTCAGTCTTGTGGCTTTCCGTGTCCATACAACTGCCTCCTGCTAATTTCTCGTTCTATGTACCAGACCGCCTTCTGGAGGTCTTCGATGTCCCTGCCCTTGTGGTCGCATCGCCACAGATACTTTGCGGCCGTCGCGACGTTGAAGCAGGGCCATTCCTCGACCACATCGATGCACTCGATGCCCTTCGGGTGGGCGTTGTAGTGCCGGGGGTGATCGACGTTCGACATGGCCGTAATGTACGGACACGGCAAACGCCGTCAAGCGGTTTTCTGCCGCCGCTTCGCCGGGCGATGCGACTTGATCAGGTCTCGGGGCCGTCCGCCCTGGGATTCTGTTCGCATGTACTCGCGGATGTTTTTCTCCGCCGACCGCCTCTCGACCGCCCATGCGTTGTCGTTGAGGCGGAATCCATTCAGCCGGCCGTCGTTGAGCATCCGGATCACCATGCCGTCAGTCACGCAGACGATGTCGCAGGCCTCTGGGACAGAGATGTACCGAGAGCAGACCCGCTCGAACTCTTCCGGTGAGTGAGGCTTGCCGGCGACGGCCTCTTGGCAGACCATCCAACCCTTGCTCGACAGCGGCAGGGCCAGAAGTGTCCCCCGCTGGATTCGCTTTGCGACGGCCACCCTGGAAATTCCCAGAATCGCCGCCGCATCTTGCACTGAAATCGGCTGTTTCATCGGTGTCCATCCTCCACTTGTGGTAATCCTGTCCAGACTTCTGGGCCAAAGCAAGCCCCCCCGCAAATGCGGGGGGGCTTGAAATTGAAGTGGCGGGGACTACATTTCAGTCGAGACGCGAGGGATCGCCCGACCGACAGAGAAGTAATTCACGGAGGAATTCGCATGATCGCTATGCTCGACTTAACCGCCGACCAAATCGACATTAT